ATTCTTTCATACCCGCAATTGCATCTATACCGCGATGACCGCCGATATGCCATTCTATGATTTCATCATTTGAATAGTTTCGGTATTCTTTCCAATCATAGATAGTAAAAGGTAGTCCTTTAGATGTTTGCATAGTCCATTCATACTGAACCTTATCTTCAACAGCACCGCGATAAGGTTCACCGCAGATTTTAACAAGATCGTTTACTGATGCATATACCACCTGTCCGTGGAAGCTTGTGCCATTAAAGGCATCTATGTTTTCAAGCCTTTTCATTTGTGTAATGTTACAAATTCACCGAAGTGTTTGTCAAATACTTCGAGTAGGTTATCATAATCACCACCCATCATCTCGGCAGTAAGTTCACCTCTTTCATCAGGTTGGTAATGTAATTGCTTAGCCAATTTTTGAGCCAAGCCAATCAATGCAAATGCATTTCCATCAGGTCCTTTTAGGTCAACATGGATCATTTCAGAACCTGGCATGGGATTAGTTGTTATTGCCATTTTATCTACTTTTTACAGATTCAATTTTTGAGGTACCAGTATTGATCATCTTTGCAACTCGTCTCCATTCACCTTCATCCGCAACCCATTCAATGTCATGTTTAGGGTGTTTCATTTGCCAGTTTGAAAGTGCAAATCCACCACCGGACAATTTGAAGTCGCCTTGGTCATTTTTCTTAAACCTAAGGTAATGTACATTATCACACATACAGCTTACCGTTTTGAAGATTACCTCTCGTGCACCTTTCTTTACCTTAATGAACGGAGGGTTTTGGAGTAGTTGTTGATATTTACTCATTGGTTCATTATTTAAATTAATTATAAAACATAAAAAGAAAATCTGAAAGATTACTTTTCAGATTTCCACTTTTCCATTTGTTCTTTTCGTCTTTCTTGGATCTGGTCCCACTCCCATTTGTCATAAAGTGTATAAGAGTATTTCCATCCGCAGTCGTCATCATAATCATCGTCTTCGACTACGACAACTGAATGGCCTAAAATTTCCTGGAGAGCACCAAGGTTAACTGAATTCCAATAACCGAATCTAAGATAGTTGTGGTTACCGCCACCCCAGACTCTTCCGATTTCAAATTGACCGAACTTTTCTTCGATCTTCTTAAGTGTTGAGATATCTATTTTCATTACATTGACATATAAGTTTCAGACTGAGTCCATTGTTGGTACCACTCATCATGAGCCTCGGTAACTTCGGACTTTTGAATTCCTTTGTGATAAACCTGGTTACCAAAGACGGCACCTAAATTGACCGTGTTTTTAGTTTCACGGGTGATGCGGTAGAATCCGCCATCATACTTTACAATAGTTCCTTTTTCCATTTCCGTTTTGTATATTATAAATATAATACAAATTGTTGGGAAATAAAAATTTTTCTAGGACTTTTTTCAAAAAGTTATTAACAATTTAAAATGGGGCTTCAGTCTCCGCCTTCATCTTTTCCATAAGTTTACGAGCAATGATTTTGGTTTCCTTTGAGAACTCTCCTTTATCAATCATCCATTCAATGTAACGAGAATCCGCTTCATATACTTCACGGAAAGGTTTACCGCTCCACTTACCAAAGTTAAATACAATTTCTTTCTTACCGTTAATCTCGGCAAACTTAAACTTACCGCTTAGGTCAACTTGAGACTGGCGAGACTCATTAACCACTTTATCAATTTCTTCAACTGTTTGTGGCATATCATAAAGTTTGCGTTGAGCCTGGAAGATTTCCATTGTTGCGCGAATATCATTCTCTGCACGGTGTGCGTCTTCTAAAGTCTTACCTGTGTATTTTGTATAAGCTGTACTAAGATCTCTCCGTTCATACTTTGAGTAAATAAGGAAAGGGTCAATAACAGCTCGGTTACGGTGGTTAAATACAATACCAGCTCTCATAAGTTCTTCAGTAAGCATTGGGATATCAAAGTAAAGTGCATTATATCCACCAAGGTCAGAATCACTTATAAAGTCTACAACTTCTTTAGCAATATATTCAAACATCGGTTGATCCGTAAGTGTGTCTGGTGTGATGCCATGTTTATCAATCGCCTCTTGTCTCCACTCAACATTTGTGCCGGGATTTACAAGAGAATAAAAGCGATCGGTTTCGTTTCCATCAAGATCGGTCTTTATCATACAAATCTCAATAATACGATCCTTTGCTGTGTTTACTCCTGTGGTTTCCAAATCAAACCATACAATACTTTTATCCATAATTACTATACTTTTTTCTGAACTATCTGTTAATTTTATATAGTAACAGGTTAACTTAGTTTTAAGAAAATAAAATATTAATCTTCAGGAATGACAATCTTAATAGACTGTATAGAAGCAGGAAGCATACCCATAGTAGATTCGAGTCTTCCCATTGTTGAATTAAGTCGCGCAAGGCTACTTTTTAAACCAGATTGACTTTGTGCACCTGTAGTTCCACCCTCAGCAGTTCCACCTTCGGCTTCAGCACCTCCGCCTGCTTGCTCAGCTAAAAGATCTCTGATTTGTTCTACTGCATCTGCTAACGCGGAATATGCTTGTGTATTTCTACCAAGTTCACTAGCACCACTAAAGAGACTTGCCATTGCATCTGCTTTGTAAATATCAACTGAATTAATTACATTTGCAATTTTTTCTAAGTCGGTACCTGCTTTACTTAGTGAACCGTCATTTACTGCGTCTGATAAATCCTTAACCCATTCACCAAAATGGTCCATCTCAGATCTTAACTCTGCTCTTTCATAATTTGCAGTGAACGCATCGGCAATAGAATTAAATAAAGTTGTAATAGATTTAGCGGTAGCTGCAGGATCGTCCAAACTTGCAAATTTTGATAAACCTTCTGCGATGTTCATAAGTTCTTCACCAGCACCTTGAACATTTTCAATACCTTTCTGAACTAAGTTTTCATCCCATGACACAAGACCAAAGAAAGTACTATCAGTTACTTCCTTACCACCAATCACAGCAAAGGCATCTCCTACAAAAGTTAGTGACTTAGATATAGCGGTTCCTAAAATATCCCAATCTACCTTTTGATCTATTAGTTTTTGGAATGTTTCCAATCCTGTTGCAATGTTCATGAGTTCTGTTCCAGCACCCTGAACTGCTTCAACACCTTTTGCAATTTTGTTCTCATCCCAACTAAATATAAACCAGCCATCCTTTTCTTCCTTACCACCAATTACAGCAAATGCATCACCTACGAATGTTAATGAATTTGTTACTGCTTTGGCTAAATCACCGTCTTCTGCAAAGTCTACCTCTTGTTTAATTAATTCTTGAAATGATTTGAGCCCTTGGGCAATGTTTGTTAATTCAGTACCTGCGCCCTTAACTGCATCAATACCTTTTTCAACAAGGTTCTCATCCCAGCTAAACGGACCCCAACCATCTTGAACTTCCATACCACCAATTGTAGCAAATGCTTTACTAACGAATCCTAATGAATCTTTAATTGCTATGGCTAAAAATCCATCACTCTTAAAAGCCTCCTCTGTAAGTCCATACTTTTTTCTAAGATCAAGGAATCCTGCTAAACCTTCAGTAATATCTTTAAGTGCTTTACCTGATCCTTTAACTGCATCAATACCTTTCTCTACATTATTTTCATCCCATTGAAATAAACCAAACATGGCAGAGTCTGAAGTCTCATTAGCACCAATTGCAGCAAAAGCAGAATTTAAGAAACCTAATGTTTCGGTTATTGCAGTATTAAGATACCCACCGTCTTTAAATGCATCACCATCTAATCCGTATTTCTTTTTAAGATCTAAGAATGCACCTAAACCTTTTGTAATTTCCATAAGAGCTTTGCCGGAATCCATAACAGAATCGATACCTCTTTCGGTTGCATTAGGACTGAACGTGTTTCCGAATATTGCACCAAATAAACCACCAGGGCTTGCAGGTTCTCCACCAGCCTGAGCGAATGCTCCACTAACAGATCCTAAAGCTATTGCGAGTTCTTTTGAATCATCTTCAGTAAATCCTACGTCCTTAAATGCAGATAAGCCTTTAGACAATTCCTGTAAAGCCAACCCGGCACCTGCATACATAGCGGATGCCGCAAGACCAGATCCACTCTGAATAACCCTGGTAAATAATCCACCTATCATACCAAACACGCCACTTTCAGGATTTATTCCAGAGAATGCCATTGCAACGGCTCCTAATGTAGTAGCAAGATCTTTAGAATCTTGTTCTGAAAAATCTAAATCTTTCATGGCCTGAAGACCTGGTGCTAACAAAAGTAAAGATCCACCAGCAGCAGCATAAAGAGCAGGGCCTAACAATACGGCTCCTGCCGATCCTGCAACTGCCAACCCAGCTAATGCCATTATACCACCTACTGCCAATAGGACTCCACTTTGTATTCCAATGTCTCCTAATGACATCCCTTTAGTAGCATCAGCAAAAGGAACATAACCCATATTAAACACGAGTAATCCAATACCATTTACTGCTAGCGACAATGCACCTTGTAAAATATTATTTACGCCAAATTTACCAACTAATGCGATGGCAGTTCCAATTCCTAGTATAGTAATACTTTGAATGAGTATATCACCAATACCAACAGTTGATGGGAAGGCTGCTGCAAATAGAGCATAACCTAATCCAAATACAACAAGACCTAATCCTATTATACTTAATGTCCCAGCTCCTCTTTTAATATTCTTTGACATCTTCTTACTTCCTAATAATGATACAGCCCCACCTATAAGTAGGATAGATAATGTCATTCCAATTAAGACTGCAGGCTGCATAAGAACAATCATAGAAGCTAAAGCTGCTACTGCTAAACCAATACCAAATGCCAATAGTCCTTCAGCCATCACAGTAAGAGCCCGTGACCCTCTCTTAATTCTTTTACTAAACTTTTTGCCACCTAACAAATAAAATACACCTCCCATAATGAAAAGCGTTGGTATAAGTATTGGAAGACCAATAAGTCCTACTAGGATAAGAGGAGTTGATAATGCAAGAGCTGTTGCAAATTTCATTATAGCACCACCCATAGAGTCTAAAGCATCAATTCCTTTTTGCACCTTCTTAACATCAAACTGTTCAAATTTTTCAAATGATTTGACTACAAAATCAAGGAATTTATCTACTGCCTTTTTTGGTACAATAGTCCAAAGTAACATAGCTTTACCTGTAAGTAAAGCACCCATTCCTAAATCTTTTAATGCTTGTGCACCACTACCTTTGATCTTTCCAGCACCTTTATCTGTTCCACTGCTTTTGGATGTAGAGGCTTTTGCAATTAATTCTAAATTCTTGGAATCTTTATTACCGAAAATTCTATCGACTGCATTTTGTCTAAGTCTGGCGAAGGCGAATGATTTACTCTGCTCAGCTTCCTGTGCTTGTACTTCTAATTGCCGCCCTAAAATAAATTCAATATTTCTTAAGCTAACTAATTGTTGCTGGGATGTAGCTAAGATTTGTGCACTGAGCGCATCGCCACCATTACTGGAATTGCCCATCCCTTGAACAATGAATTCTTCAATTTTTTTGATGCTTTCATTAGTTTCATTTGCATAAGCCTCTATTTTTGATAGAGGGCTCATTAAGTCCTTAAGAGTTACAGCCGCCATAGTATATTTATTAGAACTTAGGCATGCTTATTTTAGGCATTGATGGAGTTTTGTATGAAGACATACTTTTACTCATTTTATTTTGCATTCCGGACATACTCTTATATTGATCATCATAAGAAGACGTTTGTTTCTTTTCATCATCATTACGTTCTTTGATGATTTCATTAAACATTTCAAGAGTATACTCGTATTCATAGAAAGGTAGCAAATCCAACTCAGACGGTTGGAGATGCAACTTTTCCAATAAAAGAACTCTTATCTTAAAGAAGTTCAGAAGTGATATCCTGAATAATAAAGAGAGCCTTGACGCCGCCGGGAAAGGAAAGCGGGACTGTGACCTCCGCATCACAACTTTCACATGGATAGACAAACTCAGGCTTGACTCCAATTTTCGCTTTTTCTACAAGTCTATAAACAATTGAATATTTACTTGCATCCCAACCTTGGAAATTGGTTATAGCAGAAAAGATTTCATTATCATTAAAACCTCTCCATTCTCTTTGTACATAAGGAAGCACAGTAAGAGATGCTTTATCCCAAGATTTATTTTCCTCTTCACGTTTTCTAATCCAATTAGTAATAGCTCTCATTACTCCGATCGTAGGTGGTGCTAATGTAATCTCTCCATGATTTTTAGTAGGAATTGTATAGCACTTATTTTGATAATCATAATATTTTTCTAATAGTTCATCAGTTTCCTGGAATTGTAGATTAGATGTTTTAAGCTCTACGGATTCCTGAGATTTACAGCTAGGAGTGGAACATCCTTTTTTACCAATTGGCATCATAAGTTTATTTTCACCTTGCTTAAACGTAAGTTCTCTAATTGATAAAATAAGGTAAATTCTATCTTCTTCCAATACGTCTCTATAAGATCCTCTCTGTGTACCGTACATTATTTTAGTACAATTAACAAGAATAGAATTTAACTTTTCATCTACATCTAAGATGTTATCCTCATCTACTGTTGAAAAATCTCTAATCTCACCAACTCTTGCGGCTCTGATATGAATTTCAAAATCTTCTCTATAGAAACGCCCACCCGATGGGAACTGTGTTAAATCTAATTTAACATGCCCAGCCAATGATTGTATTCTTTTAATTTCTGGATCATCAGGTGAAACTACACCAGAACCTCTAGTTGTGTCAACTTTACCTAGCTCTTTAATAGTACCGCTTTCATCAGTTACTACAGCAGCAGTATCCTGAATACTTTCAGCTGCTTCAAATTCCTTTTTAATATTGTCCTCGTGACTACTCATAATTATTTAGATTTTATTAATTGTTTTTCTGGTGATGTCTCTTTTACAATATGCTCTACTATTAATTGCCTAACATATCTTGATACGGGCATCGGTTTTGTTTTTGTTTCCATTGATTTTTGGATAATGATAGAATTTAAATTATCTTCATCTTCTGGGGTTAATAAGACTTGTAATTTTTTTGTAAGTCTTTTCTTTTGTGGGATCATTTCTTGGACGCTTTCGTTATAACCATATTTAGGATTATCGGCTTTAAATTTTTTAATCCAAAATTCAAGTCTATCCATAATATGACCTAGTGATTCATCTTGTCCAAATTCTTCTAATGTAGTTTTAGTAAAGGATCTTAAACCAAAATCTTTTACCGCCCTCTTAATGTATTTTCCTGTACCTAAGTTGTTTGGATTATCATTAACAGAGTAGCCTACATAAATCTTCCCATCTGTTTGATTTTCTACTTTAAATATAGTCATGTGTTTTAGATTATGTATTCTATATTATATATTAGTGCTATGACAAAAAAACTGGCCCTAAGGCCAGTTTCTAAAAATATATTTAATGAACTTATAGATTAAAGATTTGTAGCTCCAACATTTTCTTCAACCCAGTGATCACAACGGTAAGTCATTGTTAAATCAGCGGCATCTGGAGTTTCATAATTCAATTCATCTACGAAATCAGGTTGTCCTGTTGGGAATACATCTTTACAAGTAATCTTTCTGAAAATATCACCTGCTCTGTTGTACTGTACAATAATCATACTTCCAACATAATCCTTTTTCAATCCCATTTCGCCGGTTAGTGGATCATAAATCAATTTGTACCAGTTACGGAATGTGTTGTAAATGTAGTTTTCATTTGCTTCATTCAGGTTTAAGCTGAAGTTGAGTGTGAGATCCAAGAATGTTTGTCCTGGCATACTTGCAAACGAACGATCAGCAAATTTATATTTCTGACCGATTGCATCTACAGATGGATTAAGGTTATTTAATCCTCCGATAGTTTTAACCTGTTCCAAGATTAATCCTGTATCATCACCTAATGGGCTGAACACAGTTACCTCGAAAAGGTTTGGTTGGATAGGTTCATATCTCTGACTGCTGGCCCTTGATTGTGTATAATGTGGTAATGGCATAACTTATCTTATTTTTTTATATATTCATCTTTCTTTTCTTATTGGAAGTTACCTGAGCTTATTGCACCTGTTTTAAGGATTGTAGTTCTTTGTACGAGAACTTCCATACCTCTTACTGGCTCGATATAAGTATCAAGGATACCTACATTCTGATCTATAACTTCTGGAGTATTATTAGTTTCATCCATAACATTCTTAAAGTCAAAAACACCATCATCGTTTTGAACGGTTGATAAGAAGTTATCAGCAAGAGTTTTAATTTCCAATCTAGTTTGAGCTGTGTTAAATTCAAATAAGTAGTTTTTCAGGATTGCTTCAATACCATCTTGGATGTAAATTACAACCTCTCTAACATTAATTGAGCTTAACGCAGATTTTGTAGTTTGCTGTGCTGTTTTATTAGCAAAGATTGTTGGGCCAGTTCCACTTTGGAATACAATTGGATTCAATCCAAATGGTTCTAAGTATTCTCTGTCCTCTTTACCAAGATTTAATTCTAAACCTACAACTCCAGTTCCACCTACAACGCCTCTACGAACACCTGCAACTAATGACCACGGTAAAGCATTTTCATACTTTGCAATAAAGTTATTAGAAACATACGGTGCTGGTACAACGTTTATGTTCTTTCCTAAATCTCTTACAGTAATGAAAGGATAGTAGAATGCGCCAAAGCTTGCACCTTGTGTTGGTGAAGGTAATGAGTATCTTACCGTTGGATTTTTACTAAGATCTCCACCAGTAGAAATAAATCTAGAGGAAAGCGATCCAGTTGCATCCAAGAAGGAAGGATCTGTATTATTCTTAAAGTCTTTAGCAGAAGGTGCATTAATTATTGCAAATGCATTCTTTCTAGTAGAACATAAGTTTGTATAAATTGCCTTAGATCCACTTTCAATACCGTTTCCGAACGTATCAACTAAATATCTGAAGTTAATTGTTTCTCTATCAGTTAATGCTTTAAACAGGTTAGTTCCATTAAGAGTACCATTTAATATAGCATTCTGTCTTTCGTTAGTTCCGTTAGGTACATGTTTTGTATTATCTAACCTAAACCCATCTAAAGTAAATATGTTTAAGTAATCAATCCATGAATCTATTGGGTAATACAATTCAACCTTTTTAATACCGCCTGCAGTGGAAATTGAAATTTCACTTTGGCAAGTAACTAATAATGCAGTTTTGCCTGCAGGAATTGTACTATATTCAGAATTTGTTAATCCGCCTTGTACAATATTGATTCTGGTTAATCTTGAGTGAGGTACTGAAACAGAACCTTCAAAGTGTACTAAGTAGTTACCTACAACCACATCAGCAGCATCAGGATTAGCAGCATCAATTAATACTTGGTTAGGCTTAAGAGCAGTTTCAGTTAATGAATCAGCCAAGATATCAATAGAAAGGTTATTTGCACCTTTCAGAGTTTGAATACCTAAAATATTTGCACCGTATGCAACAGCATCAGAATTTAAGAATACACCTGTACCATCTAAAGTAAACTGGGCATGTGGAGTCAAAGTGTTAAATGCATCTTCCTGGTAAGGAGTTATCTGAACCGATGGCAAGTTATATGCCGGGTCAGATATTCCAACAGTATCAACAGCAGTTGTTGGTGTTCCTACATGAATAGATCCGTAATCTACAGCATTAAATACTAAGTAAGAAGTATATTGAATCCCACCTACTTCATATACAGCTTCATCCCCATCAGTAAGTGTACCGTTTGAGAATTGGCTATATAAGGTAGATCCGTAAGAACCTATAATTCCAGCGGTTGGGTTAGATAATGGTAATTCATCAGCAACGAATCCAAAGTCACCTTCGTTAATGTAAGTGTATGTTGCGCCAGTTGTTGGGAAATCTCCTATTGCAACACCGCCTACAGAAGAAAGTAATAATGTAACGGTGTTTCCAACTACTTGGTGAGAAGTAACAGGAACATATTTTGAAATAACAGAATCAAAAATATAAGTACCTACAACAGTTGAACTATTTGCAGTCATATTAGCAAATGCATCAAAGAATGAATCACCTGCAGTTCCTTGTATTTGAATTTGAATATCTCCACCCGAAACAGCCGTAACGGAAATTAATTCTGTACCTTGTGTAACTGTATTAGGGACAGTGGCAGCTCTTGCATAATTTACGTCGGATACAATAGCACCGCTGTAAGATAAGAAGTTTACATCATCCTGTAAAGAAGTTGCTTGAGTATATTCTAAATTATGACCAATGAGATCAAGACCACCAGCAACACCGTCAATTAAAAAGTCTCCGCTAAAGAGATCCTCATTAACTGCAACAAATAATCCAGTAGATGCAGTATCAGCATTTACAACTTTTTCTACGAAAAGGTTATTACCAATAAGATCCACAAAATCAGGAATAAGAGAAGCAGTGTAAGTTGCAATTAGATCAACCTCAGACTCATTAAAGAATTCTGCAATCTTAGTATCAGTTGCATCAGAATCAAATACTCTCCTCTTTAAACCCTGTGTCTTATCAAAATAGGTTTGGAATGTTGGATCAGCTTCAAATCTTTCGTAAGGTGTAGCAGAACTAAAGTCTCCACCAAAATTTCCACCAATTACAAAAATATCAACTAAGAAGTCGGATACTAAACTGTCCTTATCTAAGAATCCTGGAACGTTTGCAGCGCCATACCACTCTTCAACAGTTACATTAAAACCTGCAGAATTAGCAGCAGAAGCTTTTCTTACAATAACAGAAATAGGATTTTGTCCTAAATTCACCATGTCTAATAGATCATTAGTTGTGGTAGAACTTAATGTTGTTCTGTTTGCATTTACATTATCTAGGAATGCATCAGAATCTGGATAGAAGAATTTATCTCTATTATAAAATTTTTGGTATTCTCCCATTGCACCACCATTAGCCTGAGCCTCTGGTGTTGCAGCCGTACCAAACTTAAGGTACTCTACTTGGTCAGCAGAATCTAAATTAAGAAGATTAAGAGCAAGAATAGGTCCTCTTTCCAATGCTGCTAAACAGCTTCTGTGGAAAAAAGAATCCTTTCTTTCTAAGTTTCTGTCAATATCGCCATATACTTGCTTAAAGAATGCAGTATCTGGTATAAATACAGGAGTATTGAAAGGTCCTGTCTTAGAGAAACCAACAATTAATCTTGTCTGATTAGCAGGGATACTAACAACTTGAGACTTATCGAATTCAAATCTATAAGTTCCTGCAGCTTTAATCGAAGCGATTTTTGGATCTAGTGCCATCTTATATTATTTTTTTTATTTGCTTTTTTTATATATCCAACAACCTGTAACTTTTTATACCAAGTCATAGATATCAAAATTCAATTGTCCTCCTTTTGCATCTTGCTCTAGAATAACATCAATCTTGTCTTGAATACTTTGATCCATTTCATCATGGATCTCTTCAGCAAAATCAGAAAAATCCAATGTAAAGAAGAATTCAGAACTATTTATACATGTCATTATTAAATCATCATGACCTAATTGACCTGCATAACTTCCATTTGGCATTTTACCAAATGTGGCTGCTTCATATACAGTTTGTTTATCTTTTAGTACAATTCTATTTTGTGTAATGTATTTTTTGAAGTTTTGGCAAAATATAGGTTTATTATCCTTTTTAACCTTTAAGCCGAATTGTTTAGTACGAGCATCTATTCTATGTTTAAATTTAACTACGGCTTCTTCATCAAAATCATTTCTTTGTGGAAATACCGTTTCCATTCTTTTTATCAATTCACCTCCAAATAAATTCCATTCTATGATCATTTTTACATTCTCAGAATAAAAAACGTCATATGCTAAAATGTAAAGAGATTTTGCAAACTCTTCAATAGTATGTTCATTACTTCTAAATCTTCCAACTTGTCTTATTCTATAAAAGTCAATAAAACTACCAGGCGATGATACCTTTGCCCAATCCTTTTCATCCATGAGTTCTATCTTAAAAATATTAATGATAGAATAATCCCCACCGGTACCTTCTGCAATGTCTACCGAAAAACACCAATAATTAGAATTATCTTCGCATTCTTCTAAATTAAAGTCTGGATCCCATAATAAGCCATCATATTCTACTTGCTCATCTTCAAACTCTACCATTTCACGATGTACAAATTCTAATTCTCCTTCTTTTAGTTTTTTAAGACTATCTGCTCCTAACAGTAATGAAGAGCTTGCAATAAATTGATTTCCGTATTGTCTATTAAATGCTTCTTCACTACCTAAGTTGGCAACTTCTTGTCTCATCCATGCCTCATCTCTTCCAGGGACATCCCACCAATCAACTCGGAATGGTGTATATTCACTTAACCCAGATTCAGCTGCGGAGTAAATATCATAAAACTTATTAAAGCCATTAGGGGTGCTCGTAATAATAACCTTCGAGTTTGAAGAAGCAGATACCGTAGGATATACGTTTTCATAAAAAGTTTCTACAAAGTTTTGGGGTATATGGGCAAACTCATCCATGAATAGCAAATGGATAGTAAAACCAATTGCCGCTTTCTTAGTTGTAGTTTGACCAATGATTCTACAGCCATTATCAAATTTGGAATTAAATACATCCCATTTAAGTACACCTGGCTTTAAGAAAAAGGGTAAGTGTTCTAAAATAGTTTTTCCTTTGTCAATAATTTCTCTTGTGGTTGCACCTTTGTTTGAAAGTACTAATGCGTTCTTATCAAAATTAAAAAGAACATACCATGCAATAAAAATTGAAGAACATATTGTTTTACCAACCTGCCTACTAGCTAAACAAATATTAAATCTCTCTGCCTGAAACTGCCTTAACATCTCTTCTTGATAAGGTCTTAATTGAATTGTCTGCAAACCATGATCGGTCATTACAGTACAATACGTATTTGCAAAGTACACAATATCGGTTGCGCACTTTTTTATTTCCTTTATTTCATGAGGAGTATAATTAAAAACAATGTTACCTTTTCTAAGATTAGGATTACCTTCGTAGAACGGTGTTGCTTTAGGTTTATAGCCTTCTTCCAATGCAAGCATAAGTTGCTCAACACCTTCACTTGTCCATGAAAAGGCTTGTTCAGCTTTACCTACACTAAAGTCAAATCCTGCACTAGGTGCTTGTGGTTTCTGTGGCATCTTCTTTTATTACGGCTAGGATATGATTAATATGTAAGATTTCATATCTTTTATCATCAAAGGTATATTCTGTACCCTTTCCTATTGTTTTTATTACTTTGTCACCTTTCTTAACTTCTAATCCATCTGATGCTTCAATAACTAAAGCCTTGCGGTTATACTTTTCTTCAGGAATCCATAAACCTCCCTTGGTTTGTGTTTCTTGTGGTATTTCTTCAGTGAGAATGTAATCATTCTTCATTTTCATCTTCGTCAACATCTTGAATATCTTCTTCGTTAATAGTTTCTTGTAATGCTCTCATTAAATCTTTAGTACCTCTAGATTTTAATCCTGATGTTTTTGATCTTGAATCCCCTTCAGGGCTTCCATGATAAACATCTATATCTCTACTTGTCTTTTTAGCATTTTCTTCAATAGCTACCATGTACATGGTTTGACTCTTTATGATGTCTAAAAGAGTTCTTTGCAAATCACTAAGTACTTCAAACATCCTAGGAGAAACATCCCCTTCATTAATTATGTCCATTAAACTAGATATAGCAACTTCGCTGTTCTCCATCTGCCTTATCAACATTCCTAAAGCATATTCGTCTAATTGTGCCTTTGCTTGAATGTATTCATGCTCGGCTATAATTTCTTCACTTAAATAAAATTTAAGAAGACTAGTCATTACCTTTTTAGCCTTTCCTTTGGCTTTAGTTAATGCAACAGCTTGAGTACCTTCTGCCCTAACCTTAGGTAATTGTGGAGTATCATCTAATCCAGGAACTTCATCAGGTAAATCATTAAGTAAATCCCCAATGCTATCTCTAAACTTTTCTTTCGGGTTTTCTTCCATTAATACTAAATTTGTATTATATATTCCAAATTTTAACGGGCATCAGAAACTGTCTGAAGTAACAATTCTGGTGAAGCGTTATCCAGCAATAAAGTTAAATGAGTATCTTTAACAACGTATTGACTAAGAATTAAGCTTTGTAATTCTTCTTCTATTGGTTTTTCCCAAATTCTTATATTAGTTAAATCGGTCTGTGATCCTAAAAGTTTCCATTTTAAATCATTTACTACACCTACGGGCGTATAAGTCTTTGATTCGTAAAAAATCTTAGATAGTTTTGCTGTAAGGTTAGGATTTATTGAACCTGATGTTTCTGGTGTGTCATAGACATAAAGACTTAACTGCCTAGAAGTAGCATTAAGATTAATTACAAATGCATACCATTCATCTTTTGCCAATGATTGGGTCAATTTCCACTTATAATACTTGTCGTTTATTTTCATAATAAACCAATTAGGAGTATAAGTAAGAGATACAAATTGCGTCGGTGGAAGTAAATCATTTTCATAAATCATAAAATTATTACTCGTCTCCTTGTTAAACTTAGGAGTACCTGAAGTAACATTATCTACATACGATTCATCTAAAGTAATAGAATCTCCATCTATTTTAATTATCTTAGCTATTCCATTATATGATTGTGTTCCACTAATAGAAATCCAATCGCCAACATTTAAGGCTTGACCAAAGGTAGGTAATCCACCAGTATTAAATTTAACTTTTCCATTGTCATCTACTATAGAAAGAATTAATACATTAGTTCCTATAGGCGATTTATACTGAGGTCTTGCCCAAAACGTAAAGGCCCTGTCTTCTTCCGCTGCCCATCCTTGATTATATCTGTATTCAATGGCTTCTTCTGCAGTTCTCATTGAATCTAATTCATAATGATATTTAGATATGATAGTCCATTCATTATAAACATTTTCTTCTTTAATAATTAGCTTCTTATCTAATACCCTTCTTACATAATCATTACATAAACTTCCTATAGTGTTATATTGATTAGGTTTTCTAACGTCTTCAAATTCATCTTCTCTTTCTACTTTAAATTTATCTAAATCTGAAACTAATGCTTTAGTATCAGCTTCTGCATTCTTACCTGCAAGAGAATCACTAAAACCAACGGCTGTCCTTTGTTGATATGGTACAAGACTTACTCTCCAATAAGAGCCACTGTAGAGAAAATCATCAGCTTCGGCAATAGCGTCAACTTCATACATTCGATTCATATATTGTTTAAAGTACAAATAGTCTCTCATTTCTGGTTTCGCACCAGCACCGAAGACTGCTTCAAATGCAGATTTAACAATATGAACTTCAAACTGAACCGGAAAATCCATCATCATTGGATTAAACTGAATCTCCCTTGTAGGTAATTCATTATCAGGAATAAGTATCTTTACTTCAGCTTCTTGAATAACATCAAATAATGAATATTCTTTTAAAATAACATCTCTACTTCTTTGGTCAGCTTTAGTCTTAAAATAGTCAACACAGAACCCAAAAAGATTAGAAGTTACTGCTGAAAGCTGATCATACATTGCAGATGCTCTACTTAAATCATAAGGATTCCACGATTCACCGCAACAATCCACTACTAGGTTTGGTAACCCAATACATCCTTCAGCACCACATTCTATTTGCGGAACTCTACATATTACACCACCATCTGTTACCAGCTCTAATGCAATAGATTCGAATTCCAAAGTGCCATCGCCCACCTGTTCATACCTATATTGAATCCAAAATGGTTTATTTGGATCTAATAATAAAGCTTCCAGATTCGCATTAGTAAGAGTGATATAATCAGAATATGTTACACCGTCTGTACCCCACCTAAATTGCTTATTAAAATAAACACCAGTATTTTCGCCTTTGGTAACATCAGTATATCCTAATACCTCAACCACATTTTTATAAGGCTCTTGGAGGCTAATTAATATAGCATCCCCGTTGGCATTTGTCGTAGTTCCGTTAACTGCCATTAATTATGAGTTTATTTGTTGTTCCTTACTTTCACTGGTTTTCTTAGCCCAGATTTTATCAGCTGAAGCTAATCCTAAACCGCCGATACAAATAGCAGCAACTGCATTTACAATTGATGGTTCTACCGGGTGTTCAGTATAAAGATTAATAAATAAAGCTGCACATAAAGAAAGACCTGCAACTATACCAATAAATCTTTTTGATGAAGGTGTACCTTTTTCGTCTCGTAAGAGCCCACTGACCCAATTAATTATCTTTTTCATATACAAACATTATTTGTTTATATATTCTACATCTCTGAACTTCCGCCAATATTCCAAGCAATGATCTTACCGTTAGGCTTTAAAATAGATTTAAGCTGGTCCCATGGTACAAATAAATTTTCATTTCCGCCAGAAGGATCCCAGTAAACTATATCGAATTTTTCGTTTTCAAATATACTTTCATAATTAAAATTAAACGCATCTCCAATGATAACTCTAATATCATCAATGTTTTTGGTTTCAAGATTAATCACTTCTTGGTTTTTTTCAATGACTGTTAAGCGTGCATTCCTTTTTCTAATCATTTCATTAATAAATCCTATGCCATACCCAATTGATAAAACATTACATTCATTAAAGATAGAGTCAAAAAAAAGTTTATTGGTTGAATGTTCAACTTCAGTATTAGACATTAACAGCTCTTTAGTATCAGTATCCCATAAAACCTCATATTCATTTCCTATTGCTGAATTACTAAAATATTGATTCCAAGAAACAGAAGGCAATTCAGAAATTCCATTAAATGTATAAGATTCTCTTTTTAACATTAGAACGGGGTATAATCAGTTTTTACAATCAATGTAGGATCATCTTCCTCCAACTTAGGGTCAATATGATCCACTATGTTAAACATATCTATTTTACCATCAATCTCCATTGAAGCTAAAATGTCTATTATGGCAGTTGCCTTCATGTAGAAATAAGGCTTTCTCTCAAGATACTTATTTTTAAGAATTTTAAACTCGATAAGAGTTTTGTTAAATTTATCTAATTCTTCCCTAGAAAAAATCTGTGTTAAATCAAAAATTCCTTCAACTATTTTAAAATGAAAACTATGAATCGGTAAACCATTTTCATTCTTAATAAGTCGCGTATATTTTTTATCGTTATTAACAGTAAATGTTAAAAACTGAATGTTTTCTAACTTTCTAAAAATTGACCATAAAAAATAAATTGAATTAGGCTTTATTGAAGGATCAGGAATTAAACCTAAATCTTGTACCTTTTCAATTTCATTTCTAATTCTTTTAGAGGTTTTAATTGCATTAATAAACGAAGATACCTTTACTGTATATTCACCATCTACTTTAGATAGGTTTTTGCATTCTTTTTTAACTCTACTTATTATGATGCTATCAAAATAGTCATACTTAAATAGGACAAAAGAAATATGTGTAGGTATTCCTAATTCGAAGGTATTATCTATTAGCATCATTTCCCATCTGTTTTTCTAATATATCTATCGAGGATTGAATTAGTGATGGATTGTATTTTAATGCTTCTCTATATTCTCTTTCCCCAATCTCATTAAGTTTCATGTAAAATTCTAATGCCTTTGGATTAGGAGCCCATTCCTTTTCCTTTTGCTTTTGTGTCTTTTTTACTTTTGTGTAAATAAAACCAGGTACTCTATTAAATTTAGATGATACTAAGCGCCATGCCTCGGCTTGGCCAACGGGGTCTATTTTAAGAGAGTTAAATAAGTTAGCTTGGATTGGGAACTTAATACTCATAAATCTATTAGTCATAAATGAATTTTTAGATTTATCATAATTAGATAACTTATCCCAGTGTTGATCTTTACCAAACAAAACCTTTATGTAATCAAATAATTTCATTAACCTATTTTATATTTATATGAATAACTTTGCAGTTTGTTTATGATTCATCCAATCTTTCCCAAGTACGAGACGAGACTTTTTTACTAGGGTCTTCCATCATTTCTTTCATTTTACTAACTTGGTATTTATGACCATCATCCCAAATATCTGGAGATTTTTCCAAAGCATCAATCTTACCTTTAACCAACCACGGTGGTACTCTTTGACCCCAAGACCACTCACCAACATGTTCAACTAAATTTTTCTTATCTTCACTATAAAAAGAAATTGCCCAATGATTTTTTTCTGACTTATCATTAATAATATTATTGTATGCATTCATTACGTACCATATACCGCCCTCGCAAAATACGTGCTCTTTTATGTAATCTGAATGAACAGCAAGTTCCACTAGTTCAGGAATGGCATCTTCTTTCCACATTTTAATTGCATCTAAAAATTCTTTGGCTCTGGTTAATGAAAATGATGTATCAAATGTACAATCATTAAAATGATTTTTAGATATGATGTGATAATTATTCCACTTTGTTAAAGGTAACTCACTAATTTTACGATCAGACTGCTTCGAATACCATTCAGCTTGATAAGCTAAAACTACCTGTAAACACCATTTATTTTCATCTAAGTAATTTATTAGATCATCTATCTTAATGTAATTATTTATGATTAGATCATCTTCTTGGTGCCAAATAAAATCATAATCTTTTTCTAAATTAGATAAGATATCGATTGACTCTTCCCACGTATTAGTTAATCCTTTATTTTCTTCATGAAGTCTTATGTAATTATAACCATGAGATTCTGCTAAGAACCTCATAGTCTCATCATTTCTATCAGTTGGCATATCATCAATAAATATACCATCTACTTCATGGTCTCCCCAATCTATAAATTCATCTGATGTTTGTAATGTAGGTATCAGATATTCTAACCTGTTGGTTGACCATAATATTTTGCAAATTTTCATATTCTAAAACATTTTATTTTGTGATTTATTTCCTTTGATAAAAGACATATCATTATTATCATCGGAATCGTCATCTTTAAAGAATGACGCCTTAAAAGAATTATCAATCTCTTTGGCATATTCAGTTCCTTCCAATAAAGATTTCATAGTTGAAATGGACTTTAACTGTAATCCTTTAAGATTTAATTTTGATTCAACAGATTTAAACATTTCATCAAGAATACCCTCTGGGATTGATTCCGCGGCAAGAACCATAAGGTTTACATTAGACTTAATATTAGAAATGATTTGCTCTCGGCTCATATGCTTGGCATTCATAACTCGCACAGTCATATTTGCCAGGTCAGTAACATACTCATCATTATAAAGATACATATGAGAAAGATGGCCATGCTTTTCCTTAAACTCTGCAATAATAGCAGTTGCCTTTTTCTCACTGATACCGTATCTGCGATTTTTAGAAGTATAGTAATATGCAGGAGGTACATTATCACCAGCATCACCAGTAAGAACTTTACGGAAGCGGAAGTCTTCAGGATCAACTTCTATAATAGATACCTTTTTCTTACGGACCAATTCTTTAAGTAATTTCTTAGCTTGATTTTCTGGTGAGACTGACGTTTTGAGTACATCAAATACATTATCAGAAGATTCTTCAGTATTTTCAGTATTCATCCACTCAGAAAAACCTTGATAAGTATACAGCTTCTTATGAGCAGGTGAAAACAGAATAGTATGAGTGTTATTGTTTTTACTCTTATCAACTAATTGGACAAGGTCTCTATCACCAGTAAACATAATTACTGATTTATCATTTGCAAGAGATTCAGTATTCCATGCATACATAAGATCATCACCTTCAGCGCCATCAATTTTAGAAATAATAACACCCTGTTTAGATAAGATAGAAATAAAATCAGATGTAGCCTTTGAGAAATTATCCCAGTTAATGTTACTGTCTTGTTTACGATTACCCTTATAATCGGCTTCTGGGTAAAAGTCCTTTCTCCATGATCTTGAATCTACAGTCCACACAATTTTATCAATAAGACCTTCAAAAAGCCTAACTTGATATGCAAAATCTGTTGCGAGCTTTTTTACAAAAGACTGAACGTCTTCATCAGTTCCTAGTAAACCTGCCTTTTTGGATCTACTTGGAATTACATAGAGGGTTCTAAATAAAAAATAATTGCCATCTATAACAAAAGTATGTCTACCTGTTTTTTTCATATAGTGTGTATTTTATTTAAATATAACAGGTTATGGTTTAGATTGAAAGTTATCATCCATAAATTTATTTTCTAATTCAATAATGTTCAAATTAGGATACTCTGTCTTTAACCATTTAAACCTTCTAACTGCATCTCCTAACGTATAATTATTAGGATATTCTTTAATAAGTAATTCTAAAAATTCTGGTGTCATGCTCCATTAACTATTGTTTGTAAT